GTATGATCACCCCAGCGGCACTATGGAGACGTAGGTGCCTTTTCAAAGTGGAGGTCAAACCAGAGTTCTTAGTAAAAGGCGAAGCAGGTCACACCGACACAATCAATGACACAGCCATCTTGAAAGCAGGAATCAACAGGACAAAAGGCGAACATCTTCAATTCACTTACGTTGACGCAGTAGATCCAAGAATTACGCCAGTAGATAAAGCTTATGTTAACATGAGCGTTTCTCAATACAAAAGGTTGATAGTAGTGCTTGCGAGAAAACACTTCATCAGAGAAGAAGGAAGACTTCAAGTCAACCCAGTCGTTTCAGTCATCAGAAACAAGTTTGAAGTCTTGCGGGCAAACTATGAGAAACTTTTTGAAAAAAGTTTGCCGAATGCTGATTCACCAAAACATGTACAAAACATCATCAATGTGCTGAAAAATCTAAATATAACAGCTGAAGGAAGAAGTATTTTAAGAGATTTCGAACAAACTGCCCAATACACATGTGATGAAACAGACGACGAAGCCGTCAGCTTTGCCAACCCAGAAGAAATCGCGCTGGTCAAATTTGAAGGTTCAGTTTCCAAAGTTTGTTTGGTTGTCAAAGAACACAAAGGTAAAGAATACTATGTTTTAGGACATAGTGAAAACACATCACGTTCATACAACGGCAAAATCGACTTTTCAAGGTTCAGGACAATCAAGGTTGGGAATGATAGCATCATTGCGTACGAGCCGTCAGAAGGTCACACCAGAGAGCTCAATCCAATTGTTCTACATCATTTGATGAATTTCTCGGCTTGTGATTCACCAAAAGAATTCAAAATGCGAAAAGAAATTGCAATCAAGAAAGCGGCAGGCATGACCAAAAGTGAAGAATGGAAAGCAACTTTTTCACTGTTGCACTATAATACACTCCGGGTTGTCAAATCAACGTCACAATGGATTATGGACAATGTCATCAAAACCATAGGAGAAGGAGTATTAAACGGCTTCTGCATTGCCTTTGCAGTTCTTGCCAGCTTCTTCGTTCTTGGCACCGTTGGCTCCCTTCTAGCTCCAACCCCAATATCATACAACAGAGTGAATGATAAGAAAGGACTTTTGCACACGCCAGTCACAATAAATGACATGCACACAAACTGGGAAGGCGAAGTGAACGTCGCTAAAGGTGCCACTTATAAGGCGTATTACGAAATCAACGGACGCACAAGGTCTGGAGTCCTTATTGGTATTAAAGGTTCATTGTTTCTAGGAAACCGGCATCTTTTGGAACATATTACAGAAAAAGTCAAGATGCACATTTACGATCACAAATTTGGTGCGGTGAATTTGGAAGACTCGATGAAGGAAATTGAAGTAGGTCCTAAAGACATCAAATACACACCTGGATGTGATTCAGCCATGGTCCATTTGCGTGGATTTAGACCAGTGAGAGCAGTTCTAAAACACTTTGTCACAGAAAGCGACTGTGAAGACAGCATGATTAATTTCAAGTATGTTCCAACAATTGCTCTTCTTCTCAGAGATGAGGAAAATGCGTTTGTCAGACCAGGATTCAAAGTTAAAAGAACATGGCACTCAACTGGCTGGGTCGATTCGTATCCATGCGATTACAACAAAATGGTTGTCAACTATCCACATGATCGTGTGATGAGAGTCAACATTCAATATAAGACAACTCCAGGAGATAGTGGCTCAATTGCAATTCATGAGAACACCAAGGTTCAAGGGAAATTCTTGGGTCATGTACTGTCACATCAAGATGGCATGAATACCGTTTACATTGGAGTTGTTACGCAGGAAATGTTGCAGAAAATGGCAGCACAATTTCCACAGGAATCCCAGATCGAAACCATTTGCAAGGAAGGAACACTATTAGATGAACGCCATCCGTTGAAGAAAGTCTTTAAGTACAATGATGAACTGTACAAGTCACCACTTCCCAATCAGGGCAACAGTCGTGAATCAGGATTTAAGAAAAGTCCCATTCATGGAGCTTTTCCGGTTACAACCCAACCAGCAATCCAAAGAACCACAGACGAAAGAATTCCACCAGGATCAAGACATTTCTTGGAAAACGCCTTGAACAAATCAAATGGCGTCTACGAAGTTTACATCTCACAGGACGACGAAAAGTGGATGAAGAACCACTTAAAAAACACTTACATAAAGTGCATACCTGGAATTTCACACATCAGGTTGTATTCAACGGCACAATCAATCACCGGAATCAGGTCAAAAGGATCATCAGCCCTAAACACCAATTCATCCCCCGGGCTCTTATACAAATTAGAACCGGGGTTGAGCGGAAAAAAGAACCTAATCGCCTTCAATGAAGCGACCCGCTCCTACAACATCTCCGAAAGAGTGTTCCATGATGTTGAGATGTACGAACAAATTTACTTAAGTGGAAAAGTCCCCTTCAATTGGAAGTCGGAGTTTACAAAGAAGGAACTTGTTGGTCCTCACAAAATTTTGGATCCAAGAGGCAGAACAATAGGAATGGGCAACACAATACATCAAGTTGTTTATGGCAAACTTTTCAAAGATCTTCACACGACAGTTAAGAATGTGTGGGATGCCGGAAAAGCCAGCCCATTTGCACTTGGCATTGATCCTGAAAGACATTGGACACAAGTTGCCACCCATCTTCGATACCACGACTACATGGTTGACTTTGATGTGAAAGGTTGGGAAGAAAAAGTTTCAACCCGACTTCTTACAATGGCAGCAGATGTCAAAGTTGACCTTGTTGAATTGGCTTATGCTTCACGCGGTGAAAAATGCCCACCAATTAGAACAATTGCTCATGGATTGGCAATTGACTTCATGGACACCGACGTCGTATTTGAAGACATTTTCTACAGAAAGAGAGCTGGGCTGCTCTCAGGACATCCAGGCACGTTCATGGAAAACACAGAAATCCACCACATGATTGTGGGTCTAGCAGTCAAGAAAATTCTTGAGAAAACCCACCCAGCATGGGCAACATCAGATTTCATCCTAGAACATGTTAGGACAATCAAAGCCGCAGACGACATTGTAATAGCAGTCTCGCC